GGGAAATCGGTTTCTTTGCTATCTTTCTTTCCCCGCTCCGGCTCACGAAAGAAAGTAGCGGGCGGAAAATCCGCCCTTACGGGGCTACCTGCGGTTATAGCATACGTTCGCGAACTTCTTTTTCTGCTCTACTGCCCGTTTGAGGGTGTAGAACGTGCCGCCTATGGCTACCGTATCGTAATAGACCATCAGAAAAGCGGAGTTTTCCAAAAGGTAGTCGTTACGGCGCAGGAAACAGCCCTCGGTATATCCGTCCTGCAAGGTTACCACTTCATCGGCTTGCGCCAAAATGGTGTCGTAACGCCGCTTGTCGGCTTGGGTGTACCGTTCGGCTTGTCCCTTGAAGGGAACAACGCATTTCAGACGGATATGCGGGTATCTCTTTTTGAGGTTCAATACTTCCTCTGCTGCGATAAGGTCGAAGCCCTCGCACATTCCCGACAAAAAGGTGTCGTAGCCTTTTTTGATACAATAACTTTCGATGGCTGTGAACGTGTCGAACGCCACCTCCCTGAAGAGTTTCTCACGGTCTGCCGTGAACTTGGCTATACGGTTGGTGCGGTGTCCCGAAAAGGCTACCGTCTTTTCTTTGGTAACGGGTGTTCCGTTTTCTGTCCATGTCCTTGTTTCCATATTGGTAAATATTAGAATATTAAAAGAATGATTATCAGTACGAACACGAAGCCGACAAACAGCCGCCACGCAAGGGCGAAAACAAGCCGTGCCACGAAGTAAAACAGAGCTACGACAAGCAACAAGGCGAAAAGCTGCCCTGCGGCGGTGGTAAGGAAATAAGCCACCGAAGCCCAAAGGATTAGGTGGTATATCAGTTTGTAAACAAATGCCGTTTTCATGTTCTTGGGTATTGTCGGGCGGATTGCTCCGCCCGTGGTTCATACTATTTCAGTGTAAATCGGTTGTCCGCCAACCGTGCGAACGTGTCGTAATTGCTTTTGTTGTAAGGCAGGGACAACTCGATTTTCTCGTAAATGCTGCGTCCGCATATATGGAAGGAGAAAACAAGCCCGTTCCGCTTGATTTTGCCCTCGGTATGCCTTTCGGTGTCCTTCCATTCGATTGGCTCGCTGCCGAGTTTGGCGAAATACTCGGCTTTCATCCGTTGGATAACTTCGTTCTCGGCTTCCAATGCCTTGTAAATCTTCAATCCCCACGTTATCCAGTCCTCTATTTTCCGTTTGGTGAAAACTCCTATCCGGTTGGGTTCGGGGTTTTCCTCTTTCAGTCGGTGCAGGATGCTGCCTTTGGCTTCGGGAAACATGGAGGTCTCGACCTCGAAATAACATTTCTTGTCCTTGTAACTTTGGTGCAGGACAAACGTAATACCCTCACGGATAAGCCCTACATGAAGCCGGTAAAAGCAAGGGTTTTCGACTGACGGGCTGACGCAATACAAAAGGAGCGCATCGGGCTGGAATTTCCTCACCGCTTCGTAAAGGGGCTGTATCAGTTTCAGATAACCATCTATCTTGTCCGTTTCTGCCATGCGTGCCTTGCTGTTCTGAAATTCTTCTTCTGTCAAATAGATTACGTTCATGATTTTATGTGTTTTAGTGGGGCGGACTGCTCCGCCCGTTGGTTGATACTCTTGTTCTTTGTCGTTCCGCTTAGGCTGCTGCGGGTTCGTTCATTGGTTCGGTTACCTTGTCGGCAATCATCTTCGCCGCCTTGTTCACGTCCCCCAATATCTCCACCAAAAAGGCGGGTTCTTCCTTTAGCTTGGTGAGCCAGTGTTTCAGATAGGCGGCGTTGTTCTCCTGCGGTGCGGCTGCGTAGCCGAAGAACGCACCGCAAAGGGCTGCGGTAAGTTCGGCGACAAGTTCCTCACGGGCATAGAGCGCATCCCCGAAGAAGCAGCCGAACGTGCGGTTCAGTCGCTGGGGGCTTCCCGTGCTGTGCGCCATCTCGTGCAGGAGCGTGCCGTAAAACTCCGCTCCCTGCGGGAACTGCTCACGCTGCGGGCAAACGATATGGTCGGAAGAGGGCGAATAGTAGGCACTGTCCGAATACTGCACCTTGATAGGGCAATACCAATTTTGCAGATAGACAAGCTCGTCCAACGCCTCGTAAATCATTCTGTCCGAATAGTCTTCGGGCTGCTCTCCCTTTTTCATGCGCTCGTAG